GACGGTCCGCGGCTTCGGGGCGGCGGCCTTCTGCGCGGGCCGGTCGTCGAAGAGATGGCCGGATGAGGCGGCCGCGTCGAAGGCGGCATCACCATCGAACGGCGGAGGCGGCGGCTCGTCGGCATAGGAAGCGTGCGCGTCCTCGGCCTGCCGGGTCTCCGGGAGCATCTCCTCCACGTCCTGGGTGAAGATGTCCGAGGCCGCGGTCGCGGTGATGGTCGCGTCCACGTAGGACCGCTTTTTCGCCATCTTGAGGACGGTGTTGTAGGTGTCGGCGATGTCCGGGTTCTCGACCTTCTCGCCGTCGCCCTCGATCTTCAGGACCTTCCAGGCGCCGTCGATCTTCTTGGTCTTATACTTCCCCTGGCCGAAGAGGCCGACGAGGATCGCGTCCCGGCGCGTCTGGCAGTCCGGCGCGTTGCGGTCAACGTCCCAGTACGCCTTGGGGACCGATCCGACATCGGCCTCGAGGTAGGTCTTTCTCCAGCGGTACTTGGACTCCATCGTCGAGCACGAGCCGACGCCCTGCGCGACGGCCTGGCCGGTCGCCATACTGCGGATCGTCGTCACGATGCGGTACTCGCGGTGCCCGTTCGGGAGGTCGTCGCGCTCGATCGCGTACTCAGGCTCGAGCCGGAAGGTGAAGCAGAGCTTGTCCGCTCCCGGCTTCAGAAGGTTCTTCTTCTTGTCGCCGGGGAAGCTCGCGCCGTAGTGCTCGCCGTCCTTCATCACGGACCGCATGAGCTCCTGGATCTTCTGGACCTGGGCCGTGACCTCGGCGACGCTGCGCTCCTCGAGGACGGCCAGTCCCTTCTCTACCGTGTCCCCCATGATCCCCCCCCTTGCCTTGGCGTTCTACGTCCTAGCGGGCGCAGTCTCCCCCACCGGAGAAACTCGATGCGCTTCGTAGTAGGCCAGGACCTCTGACCACTTCATCCGCGGCCCGGATCCCGGCGGCCGGTAGACCGGCACGCGGCCCTCATAGGCCCACCGCTCCACAGTCCGCAGGCTCACGCCGGTGCGCTCGGCGACCTCCTTGTAGGACAGGAGGTCCTCGGCCTCGGGGCGGCTCATGAGCGCCCCCGGATCGCTGCGAGGAGCGCGCGGCCGCGGAGCTCGGACTGCCGGACGATCCGGCAGAGCACGCGGAGCCGCGGGCGCCGCTTCATGCGCGGGCCTCGGCGGGGGCCGCGGGCTTTTCGGGATTAGGGAGAATCCCGAGATGGACGAGGGCCTCCCTCGCCTCGGGTCTAGGACACCTAGATCCCTGGACCCAGTGCTCTACGGATCTCCAGCTCACCTGAACCCCGATGCTCACGAGCTGCCCGGCGAGAGCGGCGGCTGTCCATCCCTTCGCGCTCATCCCTGCCTTAATCTTCTTCGCCAAAGTAGTGTCCATGCCGAGTAACATACCCCCCGCCGCCCCTCGACACAAGAGGGAGTCGCGAATTTGCGAAAACTTTTCTTGCGAGGTGTAGCGATGTTTTGGCATAGGCTATGCTCTTCGCGCGCGCATGCGAATATTCTCTTAATTAATTAATTAATTAATTAGCGCGAATGATCCGCGAATGATCCGCGAACGTTCTTAGAATGATCCGAGAACGTTCTTAGAAAGCGCACAAGTTGTTGTAGTGGGCTTAGTTGGAATCCCTACTTATAAAGGGGCATAGAGAAATTAGAGATAAAGTTATCCACAAGCAATTCACAGGTTATGCACAAGGGAATAATGGAGAGATGTACTCGTATTAGACATTTAAGGCTCGCCGAATGCTCGTCGAGCCCTCGGCGAATTTGTAAAATTAGAGGGATGAAGATGCGGGAGGGACCATCCGCTTTAGCGCGTAAGCCCGTATCCAATCCCGGCAGCGCCCGCGGCTAACCCGAGCACCGCTGCGATCCTCCAGGCCCAAAGCTCACGGTTCTGCCGCCGGGCCTCCGCCTTCACTTGATCGAGCGAGATCCCTAAGTCGTCCAGCGACTTCCGCATAGACTCGTTCTCTTGCTCTAAGCCGCGCGATAACGTCGCCAGCTTTTCCAGCCTCGAGTAGAGCGAGGTCAAGGTCTCGGACAAGAGATCCCAGTCCGTCGCCGAGTCGGTTATGGATTGCTCTAATATCGTCGCGAGCTCGTCGAGCTGCGTCGAGAGACTGGCCGAGGCTGCCGGGGGCGTAGCGATCGGCAAGGAATATCCCTCCTGCGCCGAGAGCGATGCCGAGCAGAAGCAGGCCAATAACACCGCGAGCGCGCATCTCACGGTGCCGCCCCGGGCTTGAGCCCGATCGAGCCGGACTCGCCCGCCGTCTTCCCTCGAGCGGCATTAATGATCGCCTGCACGTCGGAGATGGTCGTCAGGATCGGCATGAGGGACCCGACGACGAGGCACGCCGCTCCCGGGATGAAAACCACCCAGGCCGCGGCGATGGTGATGCGCTGGACGACGCCGAGCGCGGCGCCGAAAAGGGCGAGAGCCGCAACCAGGAGGACCGCGGCCGCGACGCGCCGGAAGCTGACCGGGCCCGGGGCCCCGTCTGGGGCGGGGGCCTCTCGGAACATGGATAGTGTCATTTCTTCCTCCACTCGTAATGCGGATAGTCAATAAATTTCTCGTCCAGGTCGCCGTCCGATCGCGTCTTACCGTCGCCGTCCCAGTCCCCGCCCCAGGTGAACCCCTGGGCCGTGAACGCCGCGGCTATCTTTCGCCAGCGGGGATCGGATGCAACGGGCCAGACCGGCTTTCCGTTCACGGCGGGCACCACGTCGAGGGCCCTGCCGTCCTGGTGGGCCGAGCGGATCTTCACGCCGTCGCAGTTGGTGACGATCCGCTTGTTCTCTTCCTCGGTGAGCGGATAGAACCCGACAGCGGCGCGGAGTGCGTTGACGACGGCGAGGGGCTCGCGGCCCTGCGCGTAAAGAGACACCTGCTCTGCGTCGAGGCGGCGCGTGGAGTCTACGAAAACGGCGTCGCCTTGCTTCTCAAGTTCCGCGAGGGCCTTCTTCGCGGCCTCCTGCGGGGCTTGGGCTAGTTGATCGAGTCTGCGACTCATGGCGCTACTCCTTTCGAAAAGAGATGCTTGAGCCATTCGAAAATAGCCGGCCCCTTGATGGTGAGGGCCGTTGCCCCTACGGCCCCCGCGATCGTGAGAACGGTTCTTCCGGGCGTCTGCTCAACGGCGCGGAGTCGCTCGTCGAGCTCTTTAGGGATTGCGTCCTCAACGGCGCGGAGTCGCGGCTCGACCCCACCGTCGTCGAAGAGTTCTGAGCGAAAGCTTGCGGCTACCCCTGTGATCTGTAATTCGAGGTCATGCCGGTCCGCATCCTCATGCTTAACGAATCGCTCGAACTCCTCGCGGTCCGGTATCTGGTGGACCTCCGCCTCGAGGAGCTCGCGGCGTCGGGATTCCTCGTCGATGCATGAGCGGAGGGGCTCCACGATCAGCTTAACCTCGGCAGCCAGGCGTCCGAATCGCTCGTCGAGAAAGGCCGCCTGACCGGCGGATGCTTCGCGGACCGCGGCCCCTACCGCTTTTTCGATGGAGGAGAGCATCTCGCGGTCCCGCTGCGCGGCGGTTCGGGCGGCTATCTCGGCCTCTTTCTTTTGGTACTCGCGGTGGTCGGCCTGATCCTTCTCCATAATCGCGAGACGATCGAGGACATAGCGGGGATCGAGGGGAATGAAGTCCGGCTTGGCTGTTCGTCGCGTAGTTCTGCTCGGTTTGTCGGACTTCATCGCGCCTCCCTTACGTATTCCAGCCTGAGACGGGGTACTACCCCGGCATTTTGATCCCGGAAATAGATGCCACATGCCCGGACGATCCGTAGTTTCTGAATTGAAGGTTGTTGCTATTTACCCTGATGTAGTCAACATAGTCTGCAATATCGCCATCGTAAGTAAGTATTTTTAGAACTCCAAACATAACAGCAAACGTAAGGCGAACCGCCGATCCAAGATAGGAATCCCAATAGCCCAAAAAACCTATAGCGTTTGGGGTAGTCGCAGGAAGGGAACATACAGTCTTCCATGTGTTTCCAACCGTGTCATCATGCATTCCAAAAGAATATATTGATTCAGTCGCATGGACATTATGGGTCGTTACGATGTCTCCGGCAGCATATACGCCATTAACAACATCAAGATAACTCGCATAAATATTATTAAATCTATTATCGCTAGCTCCTATACTAAGAGGCACTGCGTCCAAGAATGGCAGCAGCGGACCATTTATGCGTACTTCTCCATCCGCAGATGGATCAATAGTCCCTTGGATTGTGTATGTAGTGGCGGCCATAAAAACAAAACCAGTATGGTCGCTAAACCAGACGAAGCCAGATGTGCTATGTACCTCGATAGCTACCACTGTCTTCCCACCAAATACGCCAGTGGCTCGTACAATACCCCGATCTATAATACTAGCCATCGCAGCTATGAGGACAGAGCCAAGCCATGATGGCGACGGAGCGGTCCATGGCGCAACGTTAGATGCGAGGAGCGCCTGTATAATAGGGGTATTTATTGATGCCAAAAAATTCCCCGAATCGGCCTCAATATATCCCGACAAATTTACATCTTTTGCTTCCAGAACTCCGTCGGCTCCTAAATAAAACCCGGGTTCGTCTGGGTCAATAATCGCGCCATCTTTATCATATCTATCTCCGCCGCGTAGGCTCCCCCCCGGCTGTATTTTTACTTTTAGCGCATACAGATTTTTGATAAGTGCATCCGAGGCGACTAGCTTTTGTACGATAGCCGTCGCCGCCGCGATAACCGTCGCTTGATTGGTCGCCCATTCGCACATATCGGCGAGCATGTCTATATTCCCCATCGCCGTGTGGTAGAGCGGGTGCGCGGAGGTCATCTCCTCCCATGAGTAGCCGTCGTAGTACCGGATGACGCCGCCGCCCGAAGCCGGAACGTTCGAGTCGAAGTAGTAGTCGTCCTCCTTGAAGTTCGAAGCGGGAGGCGTGGTTCTTGGCCCCCAGTACAGCGGCGTCGCTGATACATCCTCGGTGACGGTGATGATCGCTTCCCGAAGGAGGTTCCCGATCCCGCCTTTCTCATATAGGCGGACGCGGACGTAGACGCCCGTCGTGAAGGTGTACGCATGCAAGCTCTCGTCGGCCGCCGAGGTGTAGCGGTCAGTCCAGGTGCTGGCGTCCTCCGAGGTCGCGATGATGAACCGGCCGTAGTACGAGGCGCCGTCGATCGCCTTCGCCCGGGCCGTGATCGCGGCGGGGAAGTACGTGCCCGCGCGAGAGACCGAGACGTTGGTCGTGGACAACTCAAGCCGTACACCCGCGAGCGCGGTTTGGGCGTCCAGAACGGACGCGGACGCCTGGGCGCGGGCCGAGGCGGCTTCGTTCCTTGAGAGTCTGGCCTCGAGCGCCCGCGTCTTGGCCGCAGCCTTAGGGTCGTTAACGCCGCCTCGGGCCTGGATAGCGCCGTGGAACTCGGCGTCCCCGTCGAATACGTATTTCTTCGTCGGCTTAGTCGGCACGGGGTCTTCCTATCAGGGCGCCGAGGTCGCCCTCTCCTGCGCGGATCAGTTCCTTAACGCCCGAGACCGGTACACCGAGGATCATCCCGGCGCCCTGGGCGAACTTCTGAAGGCCCTGCTCGAGGTCGCCTTCCGTGAGCTGGCTGACGCTGTCGAAGATCCCCTGGATTCCCGGCAGCGCGGTGTCCGGGAAGGTGGGTGCCTTCTCCCCCGTGATGACCTGGCGGAGTATCCGCGTCGCGTCAGCACCGACGAGCGGGAGCGCGTCGGTGCCCTGGGAGAGCACCCAGAAGGCGAGCCGCTTCCGCTTCTGCTCGTCGGTCTCGTCCGGGGGCGGCGCCTTCGATGTGAGGGCGTTGAGGATGACGCCTACCATGGCGTAGCTGATCATGATACCGATCGCCGTTCTGTACTGGTGATTCTTGATCGCGTTCGGAAGGTCGTAGCGGATGTTCTGCCAGACTACGTTCAGGGGCATAGTGAACTGCAAAAGGAGCCGCATCGCCTCGCCCTTTTCGCGGTAGATCGGCGCAAGGTCGACGCCGCGGGCGGAGGGCTGGCTTTTCTGGATCTGGTCGTCGGCCTTCTCGATCGCCTTCACCTCGTCGCCCTTGAACTCGACGAGGGCCTTCTCGAAGCACGCCCTCCAAGCGATCGCCACTGGGAAGCGGTCGGCCAGCTCGAGGCCCCTCACGCCGATTTTTTCCGCCGCAAGGAGCGCCTTTGCTGGGCCCGAGGCCGCCTTCGCGTCCTTAATTGCCTGATAGGAAAGGTCTCGCGTTCGGTGCTTTAGGTATGTACTCAATGCCTCGGTCTCATGGAGATACTTCACCGGGTTTGCCATGCACTTGAATGACTCGGAGAGCACGCGCGGGCCCGCGTAGGGCAGGGACGCCCAGCCATTCGTGAGGATCTGCTTCAAGGTCGAGGAGGCGCGAAAGGTGAGATAAGCGGCGCCGAGGTTGCCGCGGAGGTACCGGATCGCCTGATCCCAGCGCTTGACGTTCTGGTTACTGCCCGGATTCTTGACCTCGGTGATGTACTCCTTGACGTACTCGACGCCCGGATCCCCGAGGAGCCCGCGGATGTGCTCGCGCATGAGCTCGTTCGTGTAGACCGCGTCCAGCTTCTTCGCGTACTCGGCCGTCGCGAGGTAATGCTCCTGGGACTGGATCGCCGACAGCCACGTGGTGAGGAGGTCCAGCTTAATCTCGGTCTGGCTCCACGGCGGGATCGTGGTCCGGCTCTTCGTGAATCCGTTCTTCGGCGGCCGGCGGAGGCCCGCGGTCCGGTTCAACACGTCCCCGGTGATCTGCACGTCGGTCGGCTCATTGACGGCGTTTACGCGGAAAATGGGAAAGTAATTGCGGACAAACGCGAAGATGCGATTCTCCACCGCGGCGACTACCTCAGCCAGGCGTGAGCCCGCGGACTCAGCATCGAGGGCGAAGGCGAAGAGGACTTGCTCGTCGGCCGGGGTGAGGACGGAGTCGATCGCCTTCCGGATGGCCTCGAAGCGCTTCGCCCCCTCGGCGTCGAACCAATCGAGGTCGCCATCGCCGCCTTGCTTCTTGGGGCCGTGGGCCTTGCGCTCGGTCTCGGAGAAAAAGCATCCGTACAGGGCCGCGGCCCGGCTGTCCTCGTTGCGGAAGGCCATCTCGAGCGCCATGAGGTCGGACTTCCGCAGCGGCTTCGTCGCGCCGCCCGGGAATGCCCCCACGATGTCCACGGTCTGCGCGTACCAGTCCTCCGGCTTCACGCCCGCGTCGGCGAACGCCTTCAGAATAGCGGCCGTCCGGCGGTCGATGCCCCGCATCTCCTCGTTATAGTGGCGGTTCATCTCGTGGTGGAGTATCTCAACGTTCAGGCCATCCTTCCCGCCATCCATCCAATTCGAGAAGCGGCGCATGGAGAGCCAGGCGTAATCGGTTCCCCGGAGCCGGTCGCGCCAGCGCTCAAGGAAGCTCTTTTCCGGATCGTAGCCGGTCGGGGGCTTGAAGCCGCGGCCGCCGCGCATGGTGGCGGTAATCTCGGCGGCGAGGCGCTCGGCGCGCTCGGCGCGCTCCCGGTCCCGCGCCTTCTTCACGGCCCGACCGAAGGCCCGGAGGTTCTGGACCTTTCGCGCCATGTCCTCAAGCTCGGAGAGGCTCATCTCGTTCAGGTTCTTCGCCGTTGCCCGGCGGAGCCACTCCTTCGGGATCTCGCGGGAGAGCTCCGGGTTCGCCTCGAGCTCGGCGCGGAGCTGGTCGATCTGCGCCTGCGTCTTCTCGGATCGGAAGTGCGGGTCGAGGAGGTCTTGTATTTGCGCGATCGCCTTGGCCTGGGTGACGTTGATCGTTGCGGGCTTATCCTTGGTCTGCTTGCGTCGGCGCTCGAGCATGATGATATTCGAGAGCCGCGTAAACTCGGCCCGGAGCTTCTTCCGGGCCCGGAGCTCGGCGTCGCGGGTCTGGTACTTCTCCTGGGCCTTGGCGAGGGCCTCGGCCTTCACGAGGTAGGTCTGGAGGCCCGGGAGGTCATTCCACTTCTCGCCGGCGGCCGCGAGCTTCGGCTCCAAGGCCCGGCGCTCGGACTGGAGGCGGGAGCGGAGGGCGAGGAGATCCGGGGTCGACTCGGCGGCCGCGATGCGCTCGAGCCGGGCGTCCAGGGCCTTTGCCTGGGCGGTCAGGGCCTCGAAGTCGCCGGCGCGCTGGAGGGCGGAGCGGAGGGCCTTCGCCCGCTGCTCCTGGGTCCTGAGCTTCTCCTCGTAGCCACGGGGGACCTTCTGGCCCTTCGCGAGGAAGCGCTCGATCCGCTTCCGGGTTCGGCCGATCTCCTGGCTCGTCCGGGCGGCCTCGGCGCGCGCGGCCGCGAGCCGGCGCTCGGAAGCGGAGAGCCCGCCCTCGGCCGCCTTCAGCTCGCTCTCGAGCGCGGCGATCTTCTTCTTCGCGGCCTTCTGGTCGGCCGCCATTTTCTTGATGTGCTCGAGGGCCTTCTCGTCCATCTGGACTTTCCCGGACATGATGGCCGCGCCGAATTCTTCGTCCTTGATCCGCTCGCGAAGGACGGCTTTCTGCGAAATGCTCATTCGCTCGAATATCTTCGGGTCCTTGATGTCGGCGTACTTCTCGCGCTCCCGCGCCGCCCCGAGCTTGCCGATCTCGGGCTGGGCCATGACCTCGCCGTAGATGCGGGCGTACTCCTCCGGGTTCTTGCGGATCGTGCCAGCCAGGGACCGCAGGAAGCGCGGGTCGAAGTCTCGCCGCCCGGTCCCGACGCGCTGCGCGCCCGCGACGATGGTCTCGGCGAGCTCGCCCTTCATCTCCCGCATCCGATCGACGCCCTCCATGTCCTCGGCCTGAAGGTCGCGCATGGAGGAGGGCAGGAGGATCTCGTTCCAAATTCCCTCGAGGAAGTCGATGAGGCCCGAGTAGTTGTCCGCCTCGAGACGGCGGGTCCAGTCCTCGAGGTCCACGGGCTTCTGCTCGCGGGCGGCCTGCCATGCGGCCTTAAACCACTCCATCCGCGCGGCGGGGCCGAGGTCCTGGGGCTCGTCCGCATCGTGGAAGTCCGTCCCGTCGATGAACGCGGCGAACTCCTCCCACGAGGGGAAGCTCCGGGCGATGTCCTTCAGGGTCGAGACGCCGACCTCGTCGCCGCCGTCGCCCTGGAACATGCGCGTCTGGGAGTCGGCGAGGGCCTCGCCCTGGAAGAGGATGTCTACGGGCCCGAGGGCCATAGCGAGGCGCGTGATCGCCGCGGCGCGGTCCTGCTTGTCCCGGTCCTTGTACTCCTCGATTCGGATGCCGTTGCGGTCGAGAATCTCGCGGGTCTTCGCGTCTGCTGACTGCGGGATGACGGCCCCATAGAACGACTGGAGCGAGAGCGTCCCCTTGATCTTGGCCTCGAAGTATTCGGTCGGCATGTCGCGGAGGACCTGGATGAGGATATTGATCTTCTCGTAGGTCTCGTCTGTCAGGCCGGGGAATCCGAACTCTTCGAGCTCGGCGCGGATGTTCTTGCGCCGTATCCCCTCGATCAGGTTGTCCACGAAGCGCGAGGAGTTGCCCCCTGCGAGGGTCAGTATTTCGTCAAATAGAGTGCCCGTCGCCTCTTTCGCTTTCTCGAAGTCCTCGTCGGACAGGATTTTGTTCTTGTCCTTCTTCATCACCTCGAGAGACTTATACTCCTTGGCGACGACCGCGCGGATGGATGGGAGCCCGTAGTTGAATCCTTCGCCTCCCTGGAGTCCCGCCTTTTTCATCTCCGCGGCGACGTTTTCAAGGGTGTACGGGGCATACCGGCGGTTCCCGGCGTTCGTGTAGCCCTTGAACATCTGGGGATTATCGAGGAGCGGGGCAAAGGTTTCTTTCGCCCATACGATAAATCGTTCCTCTTCTGATCCTGTCTGGATTTTATAATCGACCAGCTTCTTTTTTGCACTTTTTTGTTTGTCAACTACGGATCGCCAGTACGCGACGAGGTCCCGGTCATATTCTATGTCTTCGAGACCGTGGCGATTGAATCGGTCTTTTAGGTTCTCGGCAATTGTGTACTTGCTCGGCTTCCGGTTTTGCTCTGCATAAAGTGGCGTGAGCGCATCGGCGATCTTCTCCGCGATCGGCATGAGCTTCTTGTCGTCGATCTTATATTCGAGGGACGGATACCTGGGCGAGTAGATATCCGCGTTGAACACCTTTACGCCCGGGTTGACCTTCGGATCGATCCGCGTCTTCGGGGCGACTAGGGTAATGTCGCCGAACGATTCGAAGGGGATCTTGCGATTGATGACTGCGAGGGACGGCATCGCCAGCCCGCCGAGCTTGTCCGCGAAGGCGAGCTTCGAGGCGTTGATGTTGTGGACGGCCACGAGGTCGCCGATCTCCTCTGCCTCCCCCTGGAAGAGCGCGTCCGCGAACTGAAGCCGCCCGGCCACGGAGAGATGGTACTGGTCGAAGACCTGCGAGAGTATCCGCTGAAGCACCGCCGGTTTCTGGAGGTAGTCGGTATCCATGCCGTTCTTCGCGACGACGTAGACGGACTTCTTCTCGCGGGAGTACCCGAAATAGAACCGCTTCGCGTCCTGAAGGCCCGAGGCGAGACCGACGTGCGAGCTGCCAGCGTTTCCGAGACGAATCTCGCCGGACGGGGCCACAACGCCGCGGCCGAAGACGTTCATGCTCGCGGGAAGCTGGGCCTGCGAGTGGATATCCGAGTAGCCCTTCAGGTCCTCCGGGAAGGTATAGACGACGGTTCCGACGCCGCGGTCGCCCTGGAAGAGGGCCCCGCCGCCTGATTCGGGCGGCTTGATGTCGTTCTGGTCCAGCGTCTTGCCGGGAGCGGGTTTCGAGCGTACTATGAGCTTACGCTTGCCCGCCGAGGGAGTCCGCTCGGGGGCGCCTGGGGGGACATCTCCAGGCAGAGCCTCGGGAATAGACGAGGCGAGGCCCGCGGTTCCCGTGGGCTGGCTGGGGGTGCTTGGGGTATAACCCCTTGTGTCGGTCGCGTTACCACCAGCCGCAAGCGTCCCTTTTCTCTTCTTCTCCTCCAGGAAAGCGGTCACGATCCACGGCGCGGGCTTTCCGTTGTCGCGGGCAAGCTGGATGACCATCCGGTAGGGGCCCATGAATAGACGCCGCCGATCATTTCTTCCCGGCTCGGCCTCCATCCTGCCGTACTGCGCTATTTTGGCGATCTGGCTGATGACGTGGTCGGTCTCCTCGTGCTTCTTCCAAATGTGCTCAAGCCCGGCTCCGCCCGCGAAGTCCTTGTCGATATTTCCCATGTTGCCCCATGGCAGGTCGAGCCATCCGACCTCCGGGCGATAGATGATCCGGCCGGCGTATCCGTACTTCGCCTCGAGTAGCGCATCGACCGCGGCCTGGCCGGCGCCTTCCTCGGTGGGGATCTTCCGGCCCCAATCGAACTGGTAGAGTATCCGCGGGTCGTTCGGATCCCACGTCCCGCGGTTGAAGACGCTCTTAATCTGGGAGGGAGAGAAGACTACATAAGAATAACCTCTCCCTTCAAATTTGTTTTCATACTTGATGCCGGTTACGCCATTTTCGAGAAGCAAAGCCTTTGCGGCCTCCCAGAAGTTGCGTTGTTCTTTTTGGTATTCTTCCCAGAAATCGCCTCCGTCCCTATCATCCTCGTATGTGGCACGATCTCGCATGTCGCGATAATAAGGGGTATCAAATTTATCATCGAGGATCTTTCGTTGATCTATGGTGATGAGATCTTCGTCGTAGAGTTCATAGGCAATATCCGAGAAATGGAGATCTTTATTTGAGAATACGTCAGGGAGTATTCCTTCGCCGGTGTTCGCTGAAAGGTAGTAGGCGCCCGGATCATTTGAAAATTTCTTTGCCTGGCTTTTCGTCCCAAAATGCATGCCGATGTCTCGGGCTTTTGTGGGATCAAACGCGTCGAACACTGAGCCCGTTCCGTGGTAGACGACGAGAGGCGCACCGGCCTTGTCGACCACCGTCGAGTCGCCGAACCACGCGCGGAATTCCGGGCTCGACGTATCGGCCCGCTCCGCCTCGCCCTGGTAGAGTTGCTCGGGCTCGGCCGGGTACGCCTTCTCGGTGAAGACCGCGGGGCCGAGGGGCTCCGGCGCGCCCTCGGCGCTTTTGCCCTCCTGGACCGCGCGCTCGCGCTCGTCGGTCTCGTACTCAGGGGCGCTCTGGAAAGCGCGGTCCTGGCGCCATTCGCCGTTCTGCTCGCGCCATCCTGTTTCACGTGCGACCGCCTCGGCGTCCTCGCCGGCAGCGATGCGCTCGCGCGCGGAGGACAGGTCTCTACGTGCTCCAGCGATGCCGCGGCGCTCCTCGCGCGCGGCCGCGGGGGCGCCTTCCTGGGCCTCCAGCGCGTCCGGGGGTATTTGGCCGAGCTCGCGGTCGCGGATAGCGAGGTCGGCCTCGCTACGGCCCGCCTTGCCTTCAAGGAAGGGCGATCCCTCCCCGCCGATAAGGTCGTCGAAGTAGGCCGTCATCTCGGGGCTCATCTTCACGCGAGCGCCCTTCATGCCCTCGTAGATGTCGAGGATCCACTGGGCGAGCTTGCGGAAGAGCCCCTCGAGTTCCGGCTTCGGGGCCTTACCGGTGACGAAGTAGTCCTCGAGGCCGTAGGTCAGGGCCTCGAGGTAGGAAAGCGAGAGAGGGCGGTCCTGGCGCGTCTTCTCGATGTTCCGCGCCGGGGCGTACTCCTCGGTCCATCCGGCGAATTCCGCTTCCCAGTTGCCGTTCTCGACGCCGAGGGCCCCCTCGAGCTCCTGGAGGAACTGCGCGACCTGGGGGGTCTCGCGGGCCTGGCGGGCGAAGTTGACGACGGCGTGGGTCATTTCGTGGATCGCGGTCGACGGGTTGGCCTTGGGCGCCATGTCGATCAGCCCGCGGGTCCATTCGCCCTCGCGAACCGGGAGGAACGCGCCGGCGGGGATGGGGCCCTCGGCCTGGGCGGCCGCGGACTTGTTGTACACCTGGCCGAACACGTTTCGGGAGAGCGCCGCGTCCGCGAGCTCCGAGCCGGTCATGCCCATTCGACGGGCCCACATGGGGAGGACCTTCACGGCGAGGTCCACGTCCGGCTTCTGCCAGCCCGGGGCGACCTCCTGGAGCCGCTCGCGCACGTAGTCCTCGGTCACGCGGTCCACGCGGGCCGCCGGCGCCTCGTTGTACTGAAGGCCCGCCTCCGGGCCGCGGGGGTTCTGCGCGATGAGGTAGTCCCGGAGGGCGGTCTGGCTCCCGGTCTTCGGCTCCATCTCGATGTTCCAGCCCGGCAGCCGCGCGGCCAGGCCCCGGACGAGGAACGCCTGCACGTTCGGCTCCGCCTTCTCGAATCCGAGGATCCGCGCGGTCTGCGTCTCCGGGTCGAGCTCGTAGCGGACGAAGCCGGCGCGCTCCCCGGAGTCCTTATTCCCGGCCTTCAAGATGTACTGCTCGCCCTCGATCTCCTCGCGGGCCTGGATAACGGTCCCGGCGGGCAGGGGCTCGGCTGCGCGATTGGCGAAAGCTGCGGCGTCGACTGCGACGGGCTCCGGGGTGGCCTCCGGCTTCTCCTCGGTGGCGAGGGCCTTCTTCGTGGCCTGGACAGTGTCCGCCGCACGGACGTTGCGCTTTATGTCGATCACAAGGCCGGGGCCGCCGAGTACGATTGCGCCCTGGACGCCGGTGGAGAAGTCGCTCCACGCTTGACGGGCGACCGCTTCGGCCGTTGGAAGTTCGACGCCTTCCTCTTGGAGGACGGACGCGATAGCCTTCATTCCATTGGTCGAAAGCCCTTGGAGAAGGTTTTCCGCGCCCTCCCCGCCGATCCCCGTCGCGTATTGGTAGATCGAAGCCCCGACCGCGCCCCACGTCCCTTGGGTTATCATGCGCCGCGCGACTTTCGCCGACAGGTTCCCGACTCCAGCGAAGCGCCCGAGGTAGCCCGCGGTCTCGCCGAGGGAGGTTTCGATAGCGGACTGGAGGGGGGCGTCGAGGAAGGACGACAGGTCCCGCGCCAGCCGCGGGTTGACCCCGGACTCCCGGAGGGCGAGGTACGAGGCGCCCGCTATCTCCTTAATGGTCGCGGCGGACGAGGCGAGTTTTGCCACGAGCCCGACAAGAGCCGCTCCGCCTCCGAGCCCGCCCGTCACGGCGCCAGCGGCGGCGCCCGAGACTACCGCTTTGAGCGTAAACGGCGCGGAGACGGCGGCCGCCTTCAGAAGGTCAATCCCGAGCGGCCGGGGGTAGGCGTCCTCGAGCTGGCCCATGAACTGGTACTGATCGGCCATGTCCTTATTGATCTTTTCGATCTGCGGGACGAGGGCATAATACGCCTGGTGGTCGCCGGACGAGAGCGCGTCCTCGAGCTGAGCCTCGAGAGTTCCGAGGTCGTCGCCGAGGTTGTTGTACTTCGACATGGCCTCGCCGAGCCGCCATGAGTCCGCAACGGCTCGGTAGTTCGACTTCGGGGTCTGGCTCTTGCCCGTGTACCATTCGGTGAGCTTGTCGACCTGGCCGATCAGGTCTTCGGGTTGGGTGCCTGGGATGATCTTCGAGAAGGCGAACGCCGTGCCCCATTTATAGAGCTCGTCTTCCGGGTTGTCCGGGTTCGCGGCGAGAGCGTGCTGCTTGATGAGGTCGTACTCGGCCGGGTCGATATCGATCAGGTCCGGATGCTGGACGGCGAATTCCTTGTACGGCTCCTCGGCGGCCTGGGCCTGTGCCTTCCCCTGCGCGAGCGCGGCGCCGGCGGCGCCCGGCGCCCTGTCGGCGGAGAGCGCGGCTGCCTTCCCCTGTGCGAGGGCCGCGCCCGCGGAGGGCGGGGCGGGGATGGGGGAAGCGGCGGGTTTCGGTTCGGCGGGCGGGGCGAGCGTGCTGTACTGGCTCCCGGCGGAGAAGGTCGGGTTGCTCGGCTTCTTGAAGGTGTCCGGCCACTTGCCCGTCGCCGGGTCGGGGGTGACCCCGGCCTTGAAGGCGCCGCGGAGGTCGTAGTCGAAGCCGGAGTCGTTCGGGGCGTACTTCTGCTTCCACTTCTGGAATTCGCCCTCCTCGAAGCGCGAGAGCGGGGTCTCGTAGGGATCGCTCACTGCTGAGTCCTTCGCTCATACTCTTCCGAGACAAGCTGAGGCAGAAGGTCGGCGAATTTTCCAAGGGTAGGCCCGGCGGTAAGGACGGACCGAAGGTTCAGTCGGCCGCCAAGGATTGCGTTTACAAACTGGTTGGCGATCATCGCGGGGTCATCTCCTCCGGTGGAGACGATCTTCTTGATCTCCTCGCGGTCCTTCTCTTGCGGTGCCTCGGCCTTCGGGGTGATCTGGACCGCGGCTCCCGTGGCGGGGTTCTTCCAAGTCTCCCATGCCTTCCGCGACTGGATGTATTCCTGGAGGACCATCTTCCCGGTCTCCTGGTCGATCTGCGGCTTCAGGCGGTATGGCTGGGCGAGACCCGGGCGCTTCGCGGCGAACTCGTAGGACCCGTCCGGCTGCGGCTTCGGCGTGATATCGGTGAAGCCGAGCTTCACGATCTCGCCGCCCATGTAGTCCTCGGCCTTCTTGACGTTCGCGTCGATCGTCGGGTTGACCATCCGGCGGCCGGCGACCACAGGCATCTGGTTCGCGAGCTTGCCGCTCTGGATGAGCCCGACCGCGTCGAGCATCGTGTCCGTCGTCAGTGTCGTGCCGCCGAGCTTGTCCTCGCGCATTGCTTTGAAGGCGCCTATCGTCTGATCTCGAAGGGCCCCTTCGATGTAGGCGTCGATCTCTTCTTGCCTCTTTGTCCCCTCGTCGCCCATGCGGAGGATAGTGTCAGTGAAGTTGACGAGTTCTTGGTTTTGCTGAATGCTTAACTTTTTCTTATCGGGAGCCTTGTCCCCAGGGAAAACGGCCTTCAGGTACATGGCCTCGTACGCGTCTAGCGATGCGGCAACCTTTGGCGTGATTACTCCAAGCTCCTTGAGCGCCGAGTTGATGTCGGAGGAGATGTCGATCCCGAGGCTAGCGGCTTCCCATCCGTAGCCCATGATCTCGACCCGAGCCCCGCGCTTGAGTTCTTCCGAGGGCATATCCTTCCGAAGTACGGATTCTTTGGCGTTCAGGATTTTCATGCCGTACGTGGCTTTCTTCACGTCCTTGTCGTCTCCGCCGGCGCCAGCGCGCTCCCGCTCTGCGATCAACCCGCGGACCTGCGAGATGAGGCTGGCGCGGTCCTGCTCTTGGCGCTTGCCCTGCCAGAGCGCCCCGGAATCCTGGAGGAACTGAAGCGTCCCGGTGAGGTCGCCGAGGGTCTGAGCGCTCGAGATTCGATTGGAGCTATAGGAGTAAAGCGCATCGCCGTTGTGATTCCACAAGGCCATGGTCGCCTTATCCTTGGCGGCCTTTGGGATGTTCTGGCCCTCGATCTTCGCTAGTTCGGCGGACACGTCGGAGATGATCGATTCCGGGTCGGTGTCGAGCTGGGTCTGGTAGGAGGATAGGAACTCCTCGCCGCGCTTCTGGAAGGCGGCCTCGCGCATGGCGTACTCGGCCTTTACGTCGGTCGAGACGGCTTCCCGGACCTGTTCGCCGGCGGTGAACGTTCCCCCGCCGGCGGTGAAGGATTCGGAATTCTCGCCGATATACTTCATCGCCGCGGCGTAGCCCTCGAATGGATCGGCGGCCGAGTCCATCGCAGCGAGGGCGCCCTTCTTCAGCCCTTTCTTAATGGCGACCTGCGAAAACTCATACGCCTTGCGTTCGTACTCGGGCTCGTCGATGAGGTTGTGCCCGCGCTGGGTCTCGAGCTCGTCGGCCATGGCGTCAAAAAACTGTTGCCCCGAGAGGGAGTCGGCGAGCGTCAGGATGCGCTTGTCGCTCTTCGCTACCGTGCCGACCGCCCACTTTTTGAACTGAAGCTCTTCTATCTCCGCGCCCTGCTCGAGCTCGAGCTGTTTGGCGTACTCGTCGAGCTTCCCCTGAGCCATTACGTTCGACAGGCCGCTGATCGTCGCGCCGACCGCGCCGGGCTGGCCCTTGGTGCCCTGCATAAACTCCTGGAACTTGCCGACGTAGCCGTCGCCCTGGCCGGGGGTGCCGTAGTCCGGGTCCTGCCATAGGGATTGCTTGAACTTCTCGAGGCTCGAGACGAGGGCGAGGCGCCCGGTCCGGAACTGCTCCTCGGCCTCGATGTCGAAGACGGTCTGCCCGAGGTTCCCGAGCGCGGCGCCCGCGCGCTGCATGGTCTGGCCGAGGTTGCCGGGGGCGAAGCGGGCCATTATTTCTTATCCTCTTTTGTGGGGAGCGAGAACCCCCACCATTTATTTTCGTAGCCCTTGGCGGCGAAATTCGCCGCGGTGCCGACCACGTCGAAGAGGTCCTGGGCGAACCAATTCAGGTCGTAGTTGTACGAGTCCCGCTGATCCTCCAGGAAGGATTTCTGCATCGCGGCGCCCTGGAGGATCGAATCCTTCTTCGACTCGTACAGGTTCATGTACGCGCTGCCGGGCTGGAAGCTCCGGCGCATCTCGTCGATTCTCATGTTCGCGCCCGAGCTCGCGACACCGATCCGCTCGCGCTCCTGGTTGACGGCGGTCTGGATGTTCTGGTTGAGTACGTCCTGGACGGTGGTCCCGCTCTCCAGCCCCCCGGCCGCCATGCCCGCCGCGAGGTTCCCGGCCGCCTGCTTGCCTTCGGCCTGCATCCCGAGGAGGTTGTCGCGCGCGGCGAGCTGGCCGGTCCGGGTCTCGTTGCCGATCTGCATCGCGGCGGCGTCGGCCTGAGCCTTGTCGGAGATCTTCTGGTTCTCCAGGCTCGTCACACCCTGGGCGGATTCGAGGTTCAACTCCTTCAGCTTCTGGTCTATTTCAGCCTTCGCGTTCTTGCGCTCCTGGGCTCGGCCGATGACGCCGCCCGCCGCCTGGAGGACCGAGGCGCCGAGCATGGCCCAAAACATGAACATCAGCGGCCTCCTGTGTCGACCTGCGCCGTGATGGCGAGGATGGTCGTATCGAAGGGGTCAGGCTGGAGGATCCATACGGAGCCGTCCGAGTTGTGATTGGATAGAAGCGGGACCTTGATGTCCCCGGAGTAGGGGGCTGTCTCGCCGGGCGGGAGCTGGGCGCGGTTGTGCGCTCCGGTCTCCGATGGCGCAGCGTCGAAGGCGTACGAGTCGAGGACGCGGGTATAGAACGAGTACGCGATCTTCTGCTTCTGGGCCTGGATCTGCCCGTCGCCGTACGGGTTCGGCGCCATGGTCCCGATCACCCCGGTGAAGCCGTAGCCGATGAGCACGCTCGAGCCGTTCGGAATTGCGGCCGGGATCGTCGCGACGCCGGCCCCTGAAACCGTGAGGTCGTAGACGGCGCCGGAGTAGTAGACCCGAACCGCCTGGCCTGCGAGGTGGGTCAAGCCCGAGACCGCTCCCGCGGCGACGGTCCCGACGACGGAGGCGTCCAGGTGCTCGCCGGCGGTCTCCAGTGGAAGCATGCGCTCGATACAGCGGACGCCGTTGCGCAGCGTCGCGAGGTAGAGGGTATCCACGCCCGCCACGGGAAGCACGGCGATCGACTCGATGGTCCCGGTCGTCTCGACGGTGAACCATGCCGTGATGCCGATGGACTTGGCGAGGACGCATCCGACGAGTACGCCGGTCGACAGAAGAAACCACGCGATCGGGACGGGACTGGTCTGGTAGTCCATCTTGACGATCTGCGCGGTGAAGATGTCCGTCGTCCAGGACAGCGGGGGAGAGAAGCCGCCCGTCTCCTCGGTGTAGACGTACTCGCGGACGGCCGTCCGGGCCGCGTCGATGAAGAGCACGGATTCCCCGATGACGATGGGGTCGAGGTCCGCCGAGCCGTAGCCGGTGTGCCGCGGGCAGGAGGGGTTCAGCGCCGTGGTCCCGGGCGGTACGATGCGCTCGCCGGTCATGGTGCCGACGATCTGGACCCGCGTCGACGCGAACCATTGGATCTCGTCGTTCTGGTCCGAGGCGAGGGCGTAGCTGTAGGCGTTGTCCGCGGAGACCTGCTTGCGTGTTTCGGTGTCGGGTTCCGTCTCGGGGATCAAGGGATCATGCCAGCCCGAATAAAAAGACCCGGCTGATTTGGTAGCCTTGGCCCCGAGCGCGGGGAGGTAGAGGGCGTCCTCGTCGCCAAGCACGCTGTACGATCGGAAGGTGATCGAGGTTGCAGAAGGGATCGAGTGTATGTACGACACGATCGCGCCGAAATTGATTGAAATAGCGTCGTCCGTTGTCGTCGCGTTATGGTTGATCGTGATCGAGTTGGTCCCTATCGCCGTTATAATGGACACGGGAATATTGTCCCCAGAAACGCGCTCGCCTACATAAAGCTGGCTCGTTATATCGCTGGATAGGCCCTGTATAACGTTTGATCCGGCGGTAGTTGCGCCAAGGTGCTTGTACGCATAGTTTTGGAATATCCACCAGCCCCCAGTCGAATACTTCTCGTCGTAGGAATAGGAACTTGACGAAGCGAGCGCAGCGCGAATCGGCACAAGCTCCGATCCGATAACACGGTCGCCGACTTTCATTTTCTTAACCAGCTTCGCGCTGATATTCGAGATGGTTTGCGCCCCGGATGTCGTATCCCCAGAGAACGCTAAAGCCGCCACACGCTCGAGGTCTTGGGTCTCGGTGATCTCGTCGTACTCGGTGAGGTCGACGAGGTACGCCGCGTAGTAGGTCCACACGACGGTACCGTCCGCGACGGTCCCGGAGCCCGGCCATGTCGGCTCGGTGGATCCTGCTATCCCTGCGGTGGTGCATCTAAAGACGACGCGCTTCGTTCTGTCCACGGCGGTAATGTAGTCGCCGACCGCGTACTCTACGTCCTCGTCGGAGGTGGTGCCCTTCCAGGGATCGTAGTAAAAGATGCCCGGCCGCGAGGCCCATCCCCTGTTCGGCTCGTTTGCGGTGTTGCCATAGTGAATGCGTCCCTCGTGCATTCCGATGCGTGCAGGGTAGTTCCCGGCCGACCCGAATGGCACTGCGCCAGTATTCCCGATAAAGGCCACGTCCCCGAAGCTCCAGGTGTCGGCGGCCGTATACCGGATGACCTTCGGCGCCCACGTCCTCGTGCCGGTCGTCAGGAAGAGGAAGGTCTGGTACGGCACGAGGTGGATAGAGGCGAGGTCAGCATCTGAAATGGCCGGTGAAAGGATGATCGCGCCGCGGTAGACGTTGTCCCGCCAGAAGCGTATGGCGGAGGTCGTGAACTCGAGGAGATAGACAATCGTCGGGGAGATGATCCAGGTGAAGAGGTTCGGCGCCGCAACGGGCGCGCCGACGTACCGCGTCCCGGGCCGGAGGGTGGCGCCGGCCGGGATCAGCGGTACTAGGTTTTTTATCTTCTGCACGCCCTTGGAATAGATCTCGGAGTCGAAGCGGCCCTGGAACTTCCGGGAGAGTTGCCCGGCCGAGAAGTCCGTGAAGAAGGCGTCCTGCATTACTTGTACCAGCCCTCGGCCGGCTGCGGACCCTGCTTCCGCTCGCGCCGCGTGGCTCCGGTTGCCTGGGCGGCCGCGCCCGCGGCGAGGTTGAGGAGGGTCAGGGCCTTCTTTTCATCCCCGGAGAGCGGGGTCATGAGCCGCCCGGCGAGGGCGTAGACCATGGCGCTTGTCAGGTGCGCGTCCCAGTGCTGCACGTCGCCGGAGTCGGGAACGTACAGGAGTATCGGGAACTCCACGTCCGTGTAGAGAATATCGGCCTCGAGGCGGAAGTCGGCGGCGGCCTTGCCGGTGATCTGGTCGTAGACCTCGATCTGGTTGATATAGTCCGAGGGAACGGGGATAGCGTACTCGAACTCGCTGTAGTTCTCGCCCGGCAGGCGCTTGTACGCGTACAGGTAGGTCCAGACCACCGATCCGTCGGCCACGGTGCCCGAGCCTACCCACGTCGGAGCGGTGGCGCCGGAGGTCCCGCCCGTAGTGGCCTCGTAGACGTACCCGCCGGCGTACATCCGCGCGCCTAAGGAGAAGGCGGTCGAGGCCGCCCAGGCGTTCGCCGCGAGGGGTGCGCGTTTGGCGATGCACGTCCATGGCGCGGCGCGAAGCACGTCCCGGCGTACGAGGTCGTAGAACTTTGCAACGAGGATCTCTTGCTTAACGTCCGGGGCGGGGGCGGAGAAGGTCGTGGCCGACAGGATAGTGAAGTCGTCGCACTCGCGAAGGGCAAGCTCGGCGATCTCGAAAGCGGAGACAGGCGGTGCGCCAGGTGTGAACGGCGTCCGCGGAATAGAAAGGAATGACCCGATGATCGCGCCCGCGGTGCCAGCGCCGTAGGAGCCAGGAAGGTTGGCAATCCACGGGTCGCCTGCGGCTCCTGCTGCCGCGATGGCCGCGCCGACCGATCCGGCCCCGGCGTGCCCCGCGAGAGTTTCATCCAGGACCGCAGCGGCGACAGCTGCAGCGCTCGGGGCGGAGACAGCCGCGATGGCGGCCGGCAGGGTCGTTCCTGTGTCCTCAAGGATGGCCGCTACTTCGGTATCGATATAGGCGGCCAGGGCCGCGAGCTGGGCATCTAGGTTCGCGGCGGCGAGGCCCGCGGCGGCGCGGATGGCGGCGGCGTCAGGCGGCGCCGTATAACCAGAGGTCGCTAGGCGCGAGCTGATCGTCGCGTCGAGGTAGGTGTTCAGGAGGTCCAGATAACCAGCACGCGCGGACGAAAGTCGTGTTAGGAGCGTGTCGAGCAAGAGGTCGAGGCGCCCTCCGTCGATCCAGTCAGTTAAGGTGCCCAGGCGAGCAGCAGTCAGGCCGTCGTCCATCGTCGCGATGCGCTCGTTTATCGAGTTGGCGGTCGGTGATCCGGGGATTGCCGTATTGAGCGCGCCGTCGACCTCGGCGTTAATCGCCGCGAGCGCCGTCGCATTCCAGGAAGCCGATCCGTCCGACTTCGGGACCTTGGCGAGCTCGGCCGCCGTAGCGAGCGCCGAGAGGCCGCTCCCGGTTCCGAGCGCAGTCGCAACGGCCGTGGCGATCTCGGACGCGGCATCTGCAGCGAGTTCAGAAGCGCCAATCGCGTCGGCGGCGATGGCTGCGGCGTTAATGGCCCCGGCCGCGAAGGTGGCGGCGTCGATCGCTCCGTCTGCGATAGCGGCCGCGTTGATCGCGTTCGCGGCGAACTTGGCGGTAGTTATGGCGCTGTCGGCCAGGCCCATGAGGGCCCCGGCCGCGAGCGTCGACGGAGCGGTCGTTCCGAACAGCACGTCGTACACGGCCCCAGCGAGAACGACGCATGACTCGACGACGTAGAGCGCGCCCGAGACGTGAACGGAAATCTTCATAGGTCCGATGGTATTGGTGTCGGTCGCGTCGAGGACGATGTAGTACATGCCCGCGGCGATGTGCGTCGCGCCGCCTGAGTTCTTATTGGCCTGCGTCGTTGCGCCGGACTTCCAGAGCTTTATGTCGGTGTTCGCGATCGTGAGCCCGGTCTCCTCGGTGTTGCCGTCCGAAGAGTCGACGAACGGGCCGATCTCGACTTCCTGGCTCGCGGTTGATTGACGAAGATAGACCATTAGCTGACCCCCTGCATTCGGCGGTGGTGCATCGCGACAGGAATACTGAGCGATCCGCCGCCGCCTGCGATCCGGAAGGCCACGGCTCCGGCGACCCAGGTGTTATCTGACGACTGAGTTGCTGCGGCGCGAACACTTCCCTGTGCAGATGCGTAGATCGAATACCCGACGATCCCGTGGGCGCTCGTATAAGAGCCCTGTGCCGCCGCACCTCCGATGGTCAACGAGGATAATAGGCTCGGGTCGACAGGGTAGCCAGCACGGATTCCCGCGACGGCGACACCTCCGGCAGAAAGCGCGAGGGCGGCGGACTGCGGAGCGCTACCCCAGTCGTTGTCTGCGTCAGCCGGACCGCCGTCAAAGGCAAAGGTTTCCCCCGCGTCGGGGCGGAATTGATAAACGTCGAGAGTAAGGTCTAAGACGGCGGCGCTCATCGTGAGCCGCATGACAGCCGTGGTGTCGGCGCTTGCCGCGATACGATAGGCGAAGGCAACACAAATTCCGCCTCCGTCGTTTCTGACGACCGCAAGAGCCGTCATGGCGTTAGTCGTTCCGTCCGAGTCAACGACGCCGAAAGTAACCGTCGAGGCTTCTTGCCAATTTGCGATCGCGACGAGAAGATCGCCGGCCTGGACATTGAGGGATGAAGCGTCGACGCTGATCGCGTCGGATGCGCTATAGCCATGAGCGACGGCGATCAGACTGCTCATCGAAGTAGTACCGGAGCTTTATCGAGCTGCGCGTTGACGTTCGTGATCGTCATGGTGATAGGAGATCGGCCCCGGGGCGCAAGCTCCGGGGCCTTTCTCCTACTTGCCCTTCCCGGCCTTCTCCGCGGCGGGGTCGCCCTCGGGCTCGGCCTTCTTAGCCTTGCCCTTCCCGGCCTTCTCCGCGGCGAACAGCGCGAGGTGCTGCTTCTTGAGAGCCTGCGCCTCCTTGTCGTCCTCCGGGTAGGCGAAGAACTTCACGGTGCGCGGGTTCTCGAGGTCGACGACGTAGACCTCGCCGGGCTTGTAGGTTTCGTCGGTCTTGTTTGAGTGGCCTGCCCTGATGCAGACCACTTCCTTCATGGTCGCCACGACTTCCTCCTTCCTAATACGCCGCGAGCGGGGGCTCGTCGGTGAGGTACGCGTCGATCTTGCCGGTCGTGAAGTCCGAGGACTCCACCGACACGACGGCGAGGCCGAGGTACCGCTGGCTGATGGTCTCCGGGAGCCTGAAAACCCAGACCCTCGTGTTGTTCAGGAGGGCCGCCGTGAGGATGGCGCCCGACTGCCCGATGACCGTGAAGGTTCCGCCCGTGCCAGCCGCCGCCGTCCACGGTGCGGTGGACCCGACGAGCTCGAAGTTCAGGCTCGTGCCCGTGGCTGCGGCCTCGGACATCTTCACGACGAGGAACATCGGCTTCCCAGTCTGAGTCTTGGTCTTCGTCTGGTCGATGATCTTCTCGCCGTAGTAGGTGCCGGCGTTGCCCCATACGCTGGAGGCCCAGCCTTCGGCGAGGACCAGCTCGTTATCGATTCTCATGTCCTGCTCCTTTCGCCTAGCTGATGGTGATCTCGTCCGAGGAGGCGACGAGCGCGTCGCACGCGCGGATGGGTATCATGTTGTGGGCGACGTAGGCCCCGCCGCCGGTGGGGTTCTGAAACGTGAGGGCGTTCGCGCCGCCGCGGGCCGCCTGCTTCTGGAGGTAGGGTCCGAGAGCGGGCGGGACGTACCAGGCGGCCCGGCCCTTAGACCTGAAGTCCTGCGGCAGGCGCCAGTACATTTTGTCCATGAGGTCCAGGAGGGCGACGGTTGTGGTCTCGGCGGCGATGTCGGAGAGGTCGACGTTGCAGCCGCGGACCGCGTAGCGCCAGTCCGGGACGCAGAGCCCCATCTCCCACTTGAAGTACGCCTTGTACGCCGGGTACTCGTTGCCGTCGTCGTCGAGGGCGGTCGTCAGGCCGTAGTCCCTCATCGAGAAACCGGCCTGCGACCCCTTCGGGTAGATCCCGTGGACCGTGTTCTTCCCCCATACAACAAGGAAAATGTCGTAGATGTCGGAGCCCGAGCCCGCGCTCTCGTCGTGGTACGGGATGACGTTGGTGCCGATGTTGCCGTCGGTCGTCGAGTACGTGGCGTACCGCGGCGCGAATCCGGTGAACTTGTCGATGGAGACGTTCTCGTTCGCGTAGAACAGAGCCGTCGCCATCTCCTGGTTCATGGACTCGAGGAAGGACACCGACTCCGAGAGCCGGTACTCCTCCACGTTACCGTTGAGCTTAGCCATCTCCTCGTCGACCACGGCCCACGCGGCGACCTCGCCGATCTTGTCGCGGACCTGCGCGGTCTTGGACTTCGAGGCCGCGACGCCCTTGTTGTATCGGCGCCACGAGACGGAGGGCAGACTCGTCCTGACGGTCGAGACGTGCCCGAGCAGCTCGTTCGCCTCGACGAACATCATGTCCTCGAGGATGGGATTGGACTTCGTCTGCACCTCGATGATGCGGGCGATCTTGTCGTTCGGGTCGAGGCGGGCCTTAAAGTCCGCCAGGGTTACCGCGAGGCCAGTCGTTTCCTGAGCCATAAAAGGCTCCTGTCGCGACGACTACTTCGAGGATTCTCCGAAAAGGACCTTCGCGTCGGAGATGTGCCCTGCCGGGGCGCCTCCGCGCTGCGCGGCCGTGTCTTCCTTCACGAGGGAACCGATATTGGCGAATAGCTGGATCACGTCGTAGTCGTTACCGAAGCCCGACTTCTCCAGCTTCTCCATGAGCGCGGGGGTCGCGTACATGGCGAGTCCCTGCCTGAAGGCGGTCAGGAAGCCATCGTAGTTCTGGCCCTGCTCTTTCTGGAGCTGGGCCATGGTGGCCGCCTTGATCTCGTCCTTTTTGGCGGTAAACGCCGCGATCTCCTGGGCCATGCGCTCGCCCATCATCTTGTAGAGGGCGGACGCGGCGGCCTGCGGGACGTGGTTCTCGTGGAAGAATTTCCGGAGTTCGTTCTCCTGGGTGTCGTCGTAAGGTAGTCCTTGGATCCGGTCGAGCTTGTACTCGTCCGGCTTTGAGGGAACGCCTGCCTTCGACCAGAAGGCCGCGATCTCCTCGGGGGTGGACTTTTCGTTCGGGTAGGCGACCATCCCTCCCATCTTCTTCTCGAGCTCCATCGCGGCCGTGGTTTGGTCATCCAAGCTTTTGAACTTGGAGACGTATGCCACGACCTCGGGCTTGCTCTTGAAGGATCCGGTAAGGCCAGCCGCATAGCCGGGGAGCTTGGGCTCGGTAACGGCCTGCGCCGCTCCCTCGCCGCTCCCTGCTTGTCCATCCTGGGCGCCCTGCGTCGACGACGCGAGGGCACCGCTTCCGGGTTGCGCTTGGGCGAGTTCGGTCACAAGGGTCTTTCCGGCGTCCCCTGCTCCCTCACCGCTGGCCTGGCTGTGATTGCCCGAGCTCGCGCCCGGATCGGCAGCCTGTCCGTCCGTGTTCATGGTGTCTCCTTGATTTCGCTATTCAGGATCGCCGTTATCGTGGCGAGCGTGTCGTTCGTGACTCCGAGCCGGGACTGCAAGAGGTGGGTCGCGAAGTTCTTCAGCGCTCCGGCCTCCGGGCTCGTGGTCTTCGTATTCCAACCGAGGTCCTGGAGGATGGCGGAGAGCACGATCGCGCCTTCCTTCGTGTAGAAGACGCGGCGGAACATGGCCTGGATCTCGGCCATCTGCTCTTTCTCTGTCTGGTGCTTCCAGGGCAGAAGCCGCGCGGCGAGCTTGGGGATGCTCATCGAGCGCCTCCCGCCGCGGCCGCCATCTCCTCGAGGGGGCTCCCCGGCTGCGGCTTCTGGCCGAGGCCCTGGGCGTTCTGGAGGATTGCCTGCTGGTTCTGGAACTGCATGGCCTGCTGCTGCTGGGCGGCCATGGCCTCGGCGCGCTGGCGGCGCCGCTCCTCCACGTCGGGCATCTCGCGGATGACCTTCTGCGGCGCGCCGACGGACTCGAGGCCCTCGCGGACGTACTCGTCCGAGTCCACGTTATCCAGGGCCTCGGGGCCGAAGAGCTGGGCGGCGCCGGCCATGAGCGCGGCGGTCGCGGTGATCGCGTCGGACTGGAAGTACCGCGCCTGCATCTGCGACAGGCGCCCGCGGAAGGAAATGTCGAGCCCGACGTTCGCCTGGTAGGCGTCCAGGACGATCCGCGGGGGCGAGGGCAGGAGCCCGTCCCGCATGAGGGCATTGACGGTGTTTCGGATTACCGGCTGGAGGCATTCGGTGTGATGCCGACCCGTGAGGTACCCGAGCACGGCGGCTTTCTCGCCGATCTTCTCGACGATCTCCGTCGCTGACCGGACGGGCCCGCCCTCGATCGAGGCCATCGCGGCATAGAACGGGATGAAAAAGTGCTCGTTAATGATGGCGTCGACTCGCTCTTCGCGGTCGGTGGTGATCGGGTAATGCGCCCCGAGCTCGACGGGCTCGAAGCGGGTGTCGTTCGCCGATGTGTATACCCGCCCGTGGGGGATAACCTCGTCGCGGCCCTCGAGCTCCTCGTTCGCCAAGAAGGTCGGGTCGGCGATGAGCTGGGCGAGCATGATCGTGGATTTGGTGATCTGGTTCGCGCCCTTGATGTCGCCGAGCGCGTTCATAGCCTCCGAGCGGCCGTAGTCTTCCCCGGAGTTCTTCGAGCGGCGGCCGACCGCGTAGGGGAAGTTCCAGTAGCCGGCGACGTCCAGAATGCTCGAGGATGCCTTGTCCCACCATATCGAGACGTAGGGCATGCGCGGATCGAAGTCCCGCTTCGCGTACGAGCGGAACTTCTTGTCCATCGGCATGACGGAGTGCTTTAGGATGACATCCAGGTAGGGGGTCTTCTCGTTGGCGGTCTTGACCCGCTCCGGGACCCTGTCCTCGCCGAACCGCTCGACCGCGTTCCGGGCCGTCATGAAGGCGTCCTCGAACACGGTGTTCACCTTGCCGTCCGGGCCCTCGGCGAGGGTGAGCGCGCGCGGGTGGCGGGTCTGGTAGATCATCTCGCCCGGCTTCTTCCCGCGCTCCATGTAGAGCGTCGCGGTCCCGACGCCGTGGAGGTCGGCCGAGTACTCGGCGAGGGCCTGGTATAGCCCGCAGCGCATGAAGACCTGGTAGAGGATCTTCTCGACTTCCTCGAGCCAGTCCGCGACGCCCGGGTACCGGATCAGGCTCGCGTCGGTAAACATGAGCTTGAACCACTGCGAGTATTCGTTGGCCGTGTACGCCTGGAACATCGCGAAGGCCGTCCCGTGGGCTAGGACGCCTCGGCTGTTGTACAGGGTCTTCAGGTCCTTGGCTCGGGTGGAGTCGTCGGGGGCGTAGAACTGGCGGTATGGCTGGACGAAATCGGCGATGGTCTTCCACAAGGCGATCCAGGACTCGCGGCGCTGGGTGAGCGCGGAGTCCTGGGATATGAGCTCGCGGACGTTCTCGTCGAATCTTTCCATCCGCATCCCTTAGAAAGTGGGCGGAATGGCGCTGAAGTAGTAGGCCCCAGCGCTTCACCGCCCCGTTCTGGCTTACCGGCCGCCGCCGGCTTGTAAGGAGGACCACCTTCCTCCTACTCCTTGGATTGCAATCTGCCTAGAGGGGGCGTTCCCCCGTGGTGCGCGTAGCGTGGGCAGTCCCAGTGGTAGCGCTGTCGCGTGTTGGCGGTTCTATGCGGGTGGAAAACGCGGGAGGGAAATCGTGAAAATCGTACTAGAGGGGCTGGCTCAGGGGGTCGTAGGGCTTGCGGGGGGCTGCGGAGGCGCGGAGCACGGGGGAACGGATGAGGCGGCGCGGGTTCTGGATGTACTCGGACATGAGGGCGTACTTCGTCTCATCGAAGGGGTGGTCCTCGAGGTTGGTGTCGATGTCCTCCGGGTCGCGAGGGTCGGCCGTCAGGTTCGGGACCGTGCGGATCCACGCCGTACAATTCCTCGTCACGAGGAACATAGGCTTTCCGTCTAGCCCGGTTACCTGCATGAGGTCGTGGAGCTTCTGGAGCCCATTATGGCGGTCGTTGTTCGCCTTAACCATCGTGAAGCCGACAGACTCGAAGGTCTCGGCGATACTCGGGTTGTCGTCGTCCTTCGACCAGCACGCCGGGTCCGCGACAATTACGGTAATCCCGTCGTCGATACACTGTGACCACCACTTTTTCGCGACCTCGCGAGCGCCCATCCTGAGCCCGACATTGTAGTCGTGCGGGTCGCACCCGTACCATTCGCCGTATCTGATGACGCGGCCGTCCTGGTTGACGGCGTACTTGCCGAGGCTGAACGGCTTCGCGTAGCCCCAGTCCAGGGCCGAGAACTTCCCCCAGGTCGCGTCAAGCGGCTGGCGATCAATTGTGTTTCGCTCCCATCGGAACTCGAGAAAGACCTGCCCGACGATAACGTCCCAGTCGCCCAGGCGGAAGGCTTTCCGCAGGTGCATCGGTAGGAGGAGAAGCCGCTTCTCATAGTCCGGGTCATTCTCCATAAGCCGGGTGTTGTCCTCGAGGCGGGCCGGGATGTAGCAGCGCGTCAGGTCGGTCTCCGGGTCGCGGTAGATAGCGAATGGCTTCGCTGGGTCGATGAAGCGCGCCTTGATCCATCCATGGCCGGGCCTGCCTGGGTTGCCGGTCGCCCGGACATAGCAGGGCGCGCCGGCAGCTGAGCGCGCGCACGAGAGCATGAAGATGTACGGGCCAGGGGAAGGGAACTCGGAGAGTTCGTCGAAGCCGATCCAGGTGTACTGATGGCCCTGGTATCCTCCCACGTCGAGGTCGGATTCAAGATGCCGGAACTTGAGCGCGGCGCCGGTGGGGAATATCCAGGTCTTCTCTCTCTCCCCCGAGGCCGTGTACGTGGCGCCGGGGTACTTGCCGTAGATCTCGCGGGACCTGGCTATGATCTCTTCGAGCTCTTTGTACGTGCGGCGGAAGATGATGCCTTTCCACGCTTCGCCGTACTCTTCGACGCCCGCGAGGAAGTCCCCGAGGAGGAAGTCCGACTTCCCGCCGCCTTTCGCCCCGCCGTAGAAGAGCTCGAAGGCTGGGCAGGCGAGGGCCTGGGCTTGTCGGGGCTGGGGTTCCCATGCTCGAAGTGCTTCTCCCATTCTTCGATGCTCCTTTTCTCGACGAGGGCGAAGGCTGTCCCGCCTTCGCTCGCCGGTGGCGTCTCGAGCTTCAGCTCCCCGCGGCGGCGCCACTTCTCCGGCCTGCGGTTGGTGAGGAAGAAGATGATCGCGGTCGGGTCGGGGGGGCAATGCTCCACCACTGGGACGCGCTCGATGTGGGAGCCGAGCCCGTGTCCATCGTTCACGGTCAGTATCTTCTCGCTGTTGAAGCTATACCCGATTGCCCGCTCGTAAAGGCTTCGCTCCACGTTGTCGTCGGGGGCTGCCTTCCCTCTTTTTATGGACTCCAGAAACTCGGAATGTTCTTTCTTCCATGTGTTCAGGGTGGCCTCGGATATTCCGAGCTTCGCGGCGATCTCCTTGTCCACCTTCCCGGCGCTTGCCCATGCCTCGGCGAGTGCGGGGTGGATCTCCGGGTTGTACTTCGTCGGCCGTGCCATGGCTCTATGCTACCCCTATTCCAGTCAATCCGGCGCCAGGTTCATCCGCCGAACCCGCCGAGCGTGTAGTAGACGGTCGAGATCACCGCCGGCGGCTCCTTGTACTTATAGGACCGCATGACTGCCAGGGCCTCGAGTTCGATCTCGTTCTGCTCCTCCAGCGTGCGGAGGGTCCGCTCGATGCTCGCGAGGTGGCTCTCGAGGAAGTCCCCGATGGCGTCCCGCTCCGGCCGCTTCACCAGCCGCGCCTGGGCCGCCTCGATGAGCGCGCGACGCTTCGCGCCCTCGGCCTTGTCGTCCTCGTAGCGCTGCTTCCATCGGGCCTCGTACTCGGCGAGGAAGCCGTCGACACGGCGGCCGGCCTGCTCGAAGAACACCGCGGCGGCCATCTGGGCGACCTTCTGCATGACGAGGCCCGTCCGGTCGCGCTGGCGATCCTCGCCGGTCTCGTCGTAGTTCTTGCGGCGCTCCGGGCTGGAGAGGAGGGCGTAGGCGCCGGTCAGCTCGGCCATCTCGGACTCGCGGCCTCCGGCGTCCGGGTGGTCTTTTTTGGCCTTGGCGCGGTAGGCGCGCTTGATCTCCTGGTGACTCGCGTCTCGGGCTACGCCGAGGGTCTTGTACGGGTCCTTCACTTCAAGAGCTCCTCTTTCCCTGCGGCGCTCTCGTGAATATTGCCTAGGACAACATATTGATTAGTGTAGCACGTCTTAAGCCAGCGCCATGTCTCTACATTATTCCCGAGGGCCCATGCGTTAGCTTCTTCATCCCACCGCACTAAATGCATACCCTTGCCTTCTACTAGTACGACATCCCCTTCGTATATCTCCTTGCCGTTCTTGTCATGGCGGCCGGTGTACTGCTCTCTTAGGTCGTGGTTATAGTCGCCGTCGTAGGTCGCAAAAAATCCTTCGAGCTTGTCCGCGAAGTCGTCGGAATAAACCAACCCGTCGCCGTCCCACGCCCTGAACTTGATCTCGCGCATGCTCAGCCTCCCACGATCCTATCCGCCGAGTCCGAGATGATGATCTTCGCCAGCGTGGCTATCACCTGGCCGTACGCCTCCATCTCTCGCACCTTCCGGGTCTCTTTGTCTAGGCTCTTGGCGATCATCGGGGAGAGCCCGCCGGATGCCCCGCTGACGAGGGCGTTCCCGCGCATGAGCGCTGCCGAGTAGATAATCCGCGGCGGGGTGAAGTCGTTCTCCTTCGGCTTGGTCTCCCTGGTGATGACCACGGTGTATACGACGCTCCCCGGCGGAAGCATGATCGGGTCGCGCTTGCTCATCGATAGGCTCCTAGGCGGTGGGTTATGGGGAAGCGGAGAAGGGGCTCGCCCGGGCGGCGCGGGTGCGGCAGAGGAGGAGGTGGAGGCGGCTCAACCGGGCCCGGGTTTTGGAAGTCCACCGTCCGCAGGCGGTTAGATTCGTCAAGGACCTGGAAGCGGGTATGGTCCTTGTGGGCACGGGATAGCACGGAGACGTTAACGCCGAGGTCGTCCGCGGCGAGCGTCATATTCTCAAAAGGTACGCCGTCAACCCAGCAGGGAACCTCGACGTGGCGGCTCATGGCTCCTTCCTCAGTTCATCGAGGCAGGTCCCGCAGAGATAATCCCCTTCGCCGTCAGCCTGGTAGTGATCCGCAGGTATATCTTTCCCCGCGTCTTCGGCGAGAATGGGCTTGCCGCAACCTTCGCAGAAGGCCAGGAATTCACGGTTGTCGATCGCATCGACCCTCGCGCCTTTTGGGAGGTACTCGAGGCGCCCGCACTCACCGCGCGTGGTGATGTAGTATTCGATCTTCATGGCTTCTCCAACCTCTTCTTGATCATAATCGCCACCGCGTCGACGCGATCGTCGAAGGGGGCGTCGCGCAGGTCCGCGAGCTTCGCCGCGATGTCGATCGCCAGGCACTCGATTGCGTCATCGCTCAGCATGGGGACTCCTCCCTGCTCGCGCTTTCCGCCATGGCTATCAGGATGTCGCGGAAGGCTTGCGGGGTTGCGGCGCGTAGGCGCTTAGGTATCTCGGCCTTTCTTGATGCGGGGTCCATCCGTTCCAGCGGATACCACGTGTTAATGCCCATTTTTGCGTCGCTCTTTCCGCGCTTGAGGATAGGCAATTTACATCCAACCGCGTAAAGCCAAGTTTCTTTTGGGGCAAGATGCCCATAATGTCCTTGCTCGACTTGACAAGACCAGCCGCCGAATAAATCGCCGATCCATCCGCCCGAAGATGGCGGCACGGGAAGCCCAAGGGTAGCCCAAGCGTCGGAGTAGGCCGGATGCTCGAGCACGCCGCCCCATCGCCGGACGGAGGCGAGCGCCGAGGCGAAGCATCCACCATCGTCGCCTTTCTTTTTCCCATAGCGTGCCTCGACGAGGCCAGCAAGCCGACACCACCGCGCACAAGGCGGATGCGCGACGACGGGCCAAGGGCCGTCATAGAGCCGGGCGTCTCGCGCCTCGTCCCACGGGTCCACGTTCGGCAGGCCGAAATAGGCGCCGCCGGTCTCGACGAATAGCGCAGCGATCATCCCTCCCCCTCCCCCGCGCTCGCGGACGAGGCCAAGGCTTCGCGGAGGGCTTTTTCAGCTCTTTGCGGTAAGCAAGGCTCGCAATCTTCGTCATGGCACTCAAACGGACAACCCGGGCCCGATTTGTCTCCGGCATCCTTCGCGGCGCGCTCGATTAATTCGAGAGCTAAAGACGCCGCCTTCCCGAGCTTCGCCGCTTCGGCTATAGCCTCGCCTGCACGCTTCTCCCAGTCTTTCGCATTCGCCTCGTCCCAGGCATGAATAGACTCGGCCTTCTCGGCGCGTTCCAACGCCTCCCGTAGCTTCGCCTCTCCGCCCATCGGCGCGGGGCGCTCGGTTTGAGGCTTGGAGCCCTGGATGGCGGCGCGGAGGCTTGCATGCTGTCTCATGCGTAGGCGCTCGAAGGCCGGGTTGCCTTCCATGCCCGAGCTTTTCGCCTGCTCATCAAGCCATGCGTCGCCGCGTTCCGCCGCCTCGTCCAGTACGCGCTGGAGGGCGGAGGCGAGATATTTAATCATCCAATCCTTTTTTAGTGCGTGCGCTGAGAATCTATCGCCGATCTCTTCGGTCAGCTCCCGCGCTCTGTCGGTTATGTTAACCAAGTGCGCCCTCCTTGTTGCCCTCGCGCATTGCCTGCTCGACCATTTGGTACGATATCCTAACGCGCACGAGGTCGGCGCATTGCTGGAGAACCGCGGCGACGGCGGCGGCGTCTGCGGCGTATGCGGTGGCGCGTGCGGCGACGGCGGCGGCGTCTGCGGCGTATGCGGTGGCGCGTGCGGCGACGGCGTCTGCGGCGTATGCGGCGGCGCGTGCGGCGACGGCGGCGGCGTTCACCTCGTCGAGCGTTGCATCACCACGAGCCCAGGCTTCCGCTGTCTCGAGAGCCTGGAGGGGCCGCAGCTCGCCGGCCGGGACGTAGACCAGCGACAGCCGTGCGCAATCGCACGCCGCCAGTACCAGCGTCTCCCGCTTGATGTTGATCCGCCCGGCCAGCCACAACAGCCAGTCACCGTGCGGACAGGTATCCCATAGCTGCTGAGGGCTCGCCTCGCGCTGTGGGGCAATCCACTGCATCGACTCGCGGCACGCAGCTCGCGACCGGAGACTCTTAATAACTGCTGCTCTAGTCATCCGATACCTCCTTGTCGTCCTCGCACTTTGTTATCTTTTCAGTCTCACGTGCTAAGTCCGGGCGATACGTTGCCAGCGTCGAGCACTGGGTGCAGCCCGGAAATATTTTCCCGTTTGCGAGTAGAAACCAGCATCCCTCGCATATCTCGGGGCACGGTGTATCAGTTTGCATGCTTGTCGTCCTCGCGGGGGCTTGAGGCTAGGGCGGAGCGGAGATTCCCAATAGCCTCTGTCATTTTTGTTCGTGAACGCTTCGAGGCATCCCATCCTAAGGTGAAGAATGCCTGATAATTGAACGACATCCCCATAGTCCAATCTTTTGTTATACGCTCGGTTTTGCATTTCTCCCAGGCTTCCGCTAGGTCCTTCGCATCCTGCCCCGGCTCGGCCTTCGGCTCGAAGTGGGCGCGGAGGATGGTGACGATATTAGTCCGCGTCTCTTCGCTAAAATCGGACCATGCAAGCATTATTTCTCGCGCGATTGCTTCGTAGTCCATGGCTTAGTCCTCCTTAACCGTTCCAGCGTTCCAAGGTCCGAGTTATGAAATTGTCTAGCCATCTGTTCTCGCAATATTCATTCGAGCATTTATAGACATCTCCCGTATGCTGAGGATTGACGCCGGGGAATATCTTTCCTGTATTTGAATACGTCGTATCGACACAATCCATTTCTGCGCCACAATCGGGACAGTCCATGGCTTAGTCCTCCACCTTAATGCCGTAGCGTGCGGCGATAGTTTCGAACTCGTTAGGTCTCGTACTTAAGTCGTGTTCAGCTGCAAACTCACCCAAACTTTTTATTTCACACAGCATCGCCATCGGCACCGTCTTCTCGGCGGGAGCGGAGAGGCGGGCAAGAGCTCCAAAAGCCTTGTCGTATGGCGCAGGGTTCCATGACAGATTTAATACTTCGCAGCAACTCCACTGAGAAGCTTTGTAGTCTTGCAGCATCGCCTTAATAATTGCGATGTCGCCTTCCCGCGCGTCCTGCGACTGCGGGGCGGGGGCACAAGCCTCGCCCGGCGCAGATAAAGCGAGATCACACAGCTCATCGAGCGCGAGCCCGGCATTCTCGGCCACAGCGCCGGAGTCTCCGCGGAGCGCTAGCAGAGCTCCGTAGTCACGGAGTGCATCGCTCACCATCGCATAGAGCTTTTCGGCCTTCGGCCCCTCGTCGCGTTTCGTCTCGGGCGGCGGGGTGGCTAGTTCTATGTGCCGCAGGCGTCCTCCGCAGTACTCGCAATACAGCGCGTCGGGCGCCGGGGCGCCGATGTTCTCATGCCCGCACTTGGTCGAATAAGTGATTCCGCTATAGCTCCATGTGCATTCTTTCATCTCGCCGCTCCTGGCTGGCCGATCCACTCCAGCGGCGGCTCTTCGAAGACCACCGCCGCCGGGCCATCCCGCCCGGTCCAGTCGAACCACTTCCCGCCGGCCCCGACCGCCTCGAATATGATCCGCTCTCCCTTGTACGCCCAGTACCCGACGATCGGCGTGTTCTCAGGGGGCGGGGACTCGTAGGTCCGCGTCCAGGCTGACCCCGGCGCGCTGATCGTCACCGGCATATCGGGGCGCGGGCTGATGATGGCGCCGAGACTGAGCCCTGCGAACAGGGCCACCGCTACGGCGGCCGCGATCTCTCGCTTCTTCGTCATGATCCCCCCTCTAGGACGAGTTGCCCGTCCCGCTTCTCTCGGTTCTCGCGCCGGCTTGTCGCGTGCTGGCGCGCGTCGTGGACGAGGTGGCACTTCTGACACAAGGCCATCAGGTTCTCGTCGGAGTTGTTCTCGAGGTCGTGGTCCAGGTGCGCGATCGTCAGGATGATCCAAACCGCGCCCTCTTCGGACTCGAGCGCCAGTTCCCAGCCGTCGGCGGTCCTGACGATATGGGTATGGTTCGGGACGCCGCACCGCTCGCAGCAATCCTCCGACCGAGCGAGGATGCGCGGGCGGATCTCCGTGAACCAGTTCGGCGGGTACCGGCTGTAGTCGCAAGGCATTAGGGGCGTTCCGGCGACCGATAGGCGCGCACGCCAGGTGAGGGCCCGTCGATTATGCGGAGCACTGTCTTGCTCGGCGGGACGCACCTTGTTTCGCCTCGATGCGGATCGTCGATGTAGACGCGCGTGCCGGGCGGCGGCAGGTGGACGCGCGGATCGTCGCGCCGCAGGACGGGGATGCCCTCGAGCGCGGGACTCGGCTTATCCATGAAGTCGAACGAAAGGCGGGCCGATTGCGCCGCGCGCATGAAGCGGTCGAATGGCGTTTCGGGCTCCGGGTACGGGTGCTCGATTGCGTCCTTCGCCCACTTGAAGTCGAAGTACTCGGCCGCCTCGTGGAGCGTCCGTACGGAGAGCTCCGCCGGCCGCACGCCCCCGAGCCATCCGCCCTCGCGCGCGATCAGCTCCTCGATCGTGATTTTCGGGCGCTTCATGCCATCCTCCCGTTCTCCGTGAACTTCCCGCACGCCGAAGCGTCCGGCTTCACGTCCTGCTTAGACAGGTCGCAGTAGTGGCCTGGACCGTGCATATCCGTGAGGCAGTACCCGCACTCCCGGCAGAAGTGCGGCGCGTCGTCCTCGGCGGCCGAGAAGAGGTCGGGATCGTTCATGACGGCGCTCCTGCCTGGGGCTTCACTCCGGCGTACGCCCGGGCCGCCGCGATGATCGCTTGAATCGCCGCGGCGGAGGCCAGCCCCTCGCCGTGGAGGGTGCATACGATCCGGCGGATAGCCTCCTCGAGTTCGTGGTCGTTCATGCGGGCCTCCGTGTTCTGATATGGGCGACTCTAGTTGTCGGATCGTGTGCGACCTTTACTCCCAAAGAGGTGAGGTTCTCGCGCCAGACAGGGATGTGTGGATATACGCGGGAGGCCAGTTCCATTGCTATTGCAAAACCTAGTTCTATAGGGATTGCGATCTCGACGCGCTCTCCGCTGTTTTGGCGTTTCAGTGCCTCTTCGGCCATCGGTAGGAGTAGGTTGCTCGGCAAGAATTGGCGCTCGAGTTCGTGGTCGTTCATGCGGGCCTCCGGTGGTGCTTGTGCCGGGCAATCCTCATCTTCGCGAGGCGGCAGCGGTCGCCGCGCGGCTTCGGAAGCTGGGCGAGCTCCAGCTCAAGCCGCCTTCCGGAGGGATCGGCGGCAAGGAGGACCTTCGCGCTGTCGACCTTAGTCCGAAGGACCTTCCCTCCGAACCTGAAGGAATACTCGCTTATGAATACGTCCTCGAATCCGTCTTGTGTCTCCGAGAGGTTTCTTCCTAGATCGATGTGGTAGAGCTTCCCGCCTCGCTTTTGATACTCTGCAAGATCTCGCGTCGTCATTCTGCCCTCGCTTTCACGCCGGAGCGGTGCGGCCGGTCCGGGTTCTGCGCCCGGATCTCGAACACGCCCCGGAGAATCGGATCCTTCGCCATAAGGAGCCGCGCGTAGTACGCGGTGAAATTATTATTTAGCTTCGCTTCATTCGAGGGCCGGTCCGTCCGTGTCTCGTACTCCCAGCGGAGGACCTCGTACAGGTGCTTGATCCCGACCTTCTCCGCCGGGTGCTTCGCGTGCCAGGCCAGGGCCAGCGTGCGCAGGTTGCGGAATACGTGCGGGTTCGCTCCGTGGAACACCGCGAAGGCTTCCGCAATCGTGAGCCCGCGGTAGCTCGGCGCGACGATCGGGAAGAGCTCGAGCTGGGAGGTCATGGGGCAGCCCCGAATAGCCCGAGGTCGATGCCCTTCATCCAGAGGACCTCGGTCCTGGGCGCAGCGCCATCGGCTAAGGCCGCTCGCTCGGCGCGAGTCCATCCCGCGTATAGGTCCTCGTATAGCGGCGACGGGTAGCCCGAGACGACGACGGCTCCCTGGAGCCCGCGGAGTATCTCGGCGAGGCGAACATGCGCGGACTCGTCCAACTCGAAGCGGTAGTCGTCCCCCGCGTCTCGCGTCTCGGCGAGATAGGGAGGATCGACGTAATGGAGCGTTGCGGGTCCGTCGTGAATCTGGAGGACCTCGAGCGCGTCTCGGTTCTCGATGACCACGCCCCGAAGGCGTTCAATGATCGCGCCGAACTCGCCCGGGTAGTGGCGCCAGTCCATCGCGGGCGTCGTGCCCGAGCGGTTGGAATTGGAGCGGAAGCCGGTCGCTTTGTTGTGGGAATTGGAGCCGAAGCCCATAAAGGCGCGAACGATGGTGCGCCGGGCTTGCTCGAGAGGATCATCGGTCGGCTCGTAGCTGGCCTCGAACTCGACCCGGGAGAAGGGCGTTAGCTCGAGGGCGCGGCGGAGGTCCTCGCCGTGATCGCGAGCAGCTCGAAATAAGTTGACTAGTTCGCCGTCGAGGTCGTTATAGACCTCGGCCCGGGCGCGGGGCTTACGCAATAACACGCTGCCCCCCCCTCCGAACGGCTCGACGTAGATTCGATGCGCCGGGAAGTAGGAGATAATCCAGGGGGCGAGCATCCACTTGCCGCCGTGGTAGTGGACGATCGGGCGGGAGCAGGTCATGGGGTCTTCCCCTCCCCGTCCTTAACGAGGCTGTGGATCGCCCGCTCGGCCGCAAGCGCCTGGGCGACGAGGATCTCGTGCTCCCCGGCCAGATCGAGGGCGGCGGCGGACAGGCTCGGGGCCAGGGCGGCGCGACATGCTTCGGTGCTGGCGTTCCGCTCCTGGTGTGCGAGGGCCCGGACGCGGGCGATCAGCTCGGCGGAGCGGGTCATGTGCTGGGCTCCGGGGGGAAGGGGAGGACGTTGATATAGCGCAGGGTCCTCCGGCTCGGCGGGTAGCGGACAAGCTCGACCGCCCCGCGCTTCGCGAGCCCGCAGACGTGGTGATGTGCTGCGGGGGCGGTTATCTTGAAGCGCTCCCCGATCTCCTTCATGGTCGGGCTGAATCCGTGCTCCTTGTTGAACGCGGCGATGAAGTCCCGGACCTCGGCCTGCCGCGGGGCCAGGGGCCGCGTTTCCCGCGCGCTCACGGCTTGGGCTCCTTGCTCTCGGGGCGCGGGGCGCCCTGAGCCTTGGCGGCTCGGGCGGCCTTCATCTTCTTTTCGCGGGCTCGCGCCTTCTTCGCGCCGGCGACCCGGCGGAGGACGGGCGGGGTCGTCTTCATGCGCGGGCCTCGATGCACTTCGGGCAGAAGGGGTGCTGCGCGATCTTCCCCCGCGGGACCTCGAGGTAGTCCTTCAGGTACTCGTCGCACCGGGCGCGGTCCAGCTTCCGCTCGTCCACGATGTGAATCGCCGAGGCCGGGTTCGCGGTCTTCACTACGAGGATCATTTCGAGCCCTCCGGCTTGTGCGTGTCCAGGACGCGATCGAAGGTAGGCTGGCTGATCGCGGAGTAGAGCTTTGCGTGGAGGCTGGGCAGGCCCGTCAGGTGGTGGCCCATCGTCACGAGGTCCCCGAGTCCCTTCGAGACGTACTCGGCCCGAAGCGCTGCGACTTCATGGGGCTCGAGCTGCAGGTTCTTCACTTCGATCATGTCAGCCTCCCTTTAAGACTTGGACGACGGCGCCGGGGCGCTGGCCCTTCGCGCAGTAGTACTTCACGACGACGGTCGAATAGACGAGGGCGTCGTCGTGCCAGAATCCGATCTGCGTCATACAGTCCATAACGGCCTTCAGCGCGTTGTCGGCGTCCGGTTTCGCGGTGTGCGGGATCGCCTCCGTGGGGTCCTTGGCGCGCATGAGCCGCTTCGGCCGGGGGAAGAAGAAGGCGACCGTCAGCCGGAGCGGGCAGTCGAGGGGCTCCGGCGGAAGATACGGCTTCGCGGCCAGCGCGACGGCGCCCTTCCAGCCCTCGGCGCGGCCGCTGTCGAAGACCGACGCGCGCCCCGTCTTCTTGTTAACGAAGGCCCGCGGCCGCGGTTGGCCCTTCGGCTCGCCCTGGACATTGAACACGGCGATGCTTTCCCAGTTCATGCTCCTGCCGCCTTTCCAAAAAGTTCTTCGACCGCCGCCGCTGGGCGGAAGCTCCCCGCCTGCCGCGCCATGGATGGCGGCGGGATCGCCGATGGCTGGGGGTGGTCGACGCGCTGGTAGTCCTTCCACTTCAAAAGCGCGTAGTAAGCCGACCCGTCCGCCTCGTAGAAAACCGTATGCGTGTGCTCGACGACCTCGGCCTTGTAGCCTTCAATCGCCGTGATCCGATCCGCTCCCTCGCTGGGGAAGATGCGCGCGGCCAGGGCTTTCGTCACGGCGCTCCCTCTGCCCTCGTCGTCCGCGTTGGAGATGAGGCCGATGAAGAAAAGCCGCGCGCCGTCGGAGAGCTGCATAAAGCCTCCGTCGGACCAGATCCCAGGGTCTATCGTCCGCTTGCGCGCCCCCATCTATCCCCTCCCGAAAAAGGAGCGGTTGCCCGTTCCTCTCAATCCTCGCGATCATCTTCAAGAGCCCCTCGCACTCCGGGAGCGCCGCGCACTCCGGCCCGAGCCCCGCCGCCCGGCTGCCCTCGTCGCGGAGCGGGCGCCCGCAATGGACGCACCAGTCGAAGCCGCTCCGCTTCATCGCCGGCCTTGGTAAGGGCTACTTCCTAAAAGGGCCGCTTATCGAGGCCCTTCTCGGCGATGATCGCTTCCAGGTCGTCGAGGCTCAGGCAGTCGCACAGGCATGCTGCGAGATGATCCAGCCCGACCGGCGCGATCTTGCCGTTGCAGTAGTCGTTGCCCGGCACGGCGTCGTAGAGCACGCCGAAGCCCACGACTTTGCCCGAGCTGAAGTCGAGCTGGACGACCTTGTCGCCGTTCTTGGCTTCTCTTCCGTTCCTGTAGTGCATAAATGCCCCTCCTTGGGGCTTATGGGCGCGAGGCGGGAGTCGAACCCGCGACCACGGCATACGATCCGCTGCTCTACCGTTGAGCTACTCGCGCAAGAACCGCGGCCGGCCTAGCTTGTTAAGCGCTGGAACCCGGCGCTTCGGGTGATGCTGCCGTTCAAGGGCCACAATCTAGCCGAGCGTCCACGCTGCTCGCCTCCGTATGGACTTGAGCAACTGCGCCACATCCACGGCTCGGCGCTCGCCCTGCCTGCGACGTATATATGGCCCGGCGCCCATGCGCCCCCGGCGGACCAGGGTCTCGACCCCTGCGCCGAGGGGGCGGAGCGCGACGAGCTCGATAGGGTCGTCGTACGCTCCGCACGCTGAGTAGTTCGATATCCCGATCGAAGTCGACGTGACCGTAAGCCCGTCGAATCCGGTCGAGACAAGATCACAGACCATGCCCTACGCCCCCGCCGTCTCGGCGAGGACCGCGGCGGCCTTCTTGCGCCGCCCGCCCACGGCGCCCTTGCCGCGGTCGAAGAGGCCGGGCGCGGGCCGCGCCTCCGGCTCCGCCTTCACGGGAAGATCCGGCTGCTCGCGGTCACCCGAGAGGTACTCGCTGATCCGGTTCTCCACGAGGTCCACGGCCGCGAGGAAGACATTCAGCGGGTGCTCCGGGTTCGGCTCGTCCTCGCCCGGCTCGATGTACTCCTCCCTCTTCACGCGGGGCGGCGAGACCTTGATCCCGGAGAGCGTCTCGAGCGAAACTTTCGCGAACCTTCCGTCGTCGTTCTCGGTGAAGTTGATCTTGCGGAGCTGGACCTTCAGGTCGCCGAGCTCGAAGTACTTCTCGGCGGCCAGGGCGAGCGTCGCGGCGTCGGTGTAGAGCCTCGGGCGTCCGCGCTCGTGGGTGCGGATCGTCGTCGACTCGTCCGACTCGGCGGCGTCGTTGTGCTCGGTATAGGTGGCGATGATGGAAAACTCGCCCTTGCCGAGCTCGAACTCGGAGCACTTCATCCTTCGTTCCTCCTTTTGGGCGGGGGATCCGCAACATCCTCCCGCCCGTGCACGTCCGCCCGTGCTGTCTCTCCGGCTCGTCCGGGGACCCGTCCTTATCGCCAGCTCCGGGCAGGGACTGGCGGGGTTACCGCTTCAGCAGGGGCGCGTTGAGTTCGCCCTTTTTATGCACGTCGATGTCGGCGGCCGTGGCCAGAGCCGGCGCGTCCAGCTTCGCGTTCTCGAGCACGTAGATGTCGGCGGCCGTGGTCAGAGCCGGCGCGTCCAGCTTCGCGTTCTCGTGCACGTAGATGTCGGCGGCCGTCCGGAGCCACGGCAGCCGGTACAATTGGCCCGCCGGGATTACGAGCTTGCCTACGATCCCGGTCCGCCGCTCCTCCGGTATCCGGCGAAGCGTCAGCTCGTCGAGAATCAGCGGCGCCCACTCCTCGCGCTCGTACCACGCCGGGAGCGATCCGCCGGGCTCGTCCTCCTGGACCTCCCAGTCGTCCGGGTTGGTCGAGAACGGGTCGGCTTTTGGCTTGCACTCGATGCGGACGAACCGGCGGTCGCAGAGTTCATTGTCCTCGAGCCCCTCGGTCTCTACGATCGCGTCGTGGCGGTCGCTATCGATCAGCCAGGCGACCCTCCCTCCTCTGATAGCTAAGAACGATTCCCTCTCGCACATCCTGATCCCTCCTCGTGTTCTCGGGGCTCTTGGCGCCGGTCCTGCCGGCCTCGGCCCGCGCCGCGCGAAGGCGGCCCCGTTGCGGGCCTCCCGCCCTGGGGTGAGGGCGGGGTGGGCGAGGGGGGGATCTATGTCCGGCGGTACTCGATGCCGCGGGCGCTCATGTAGACGAATAGGTCGTTCAGGGCCTTCTCCGGACCGCGGACGATCAGCGTGTACTCGACGATGGGGACCGCGCCGTGGAATGCCGCCTCCGGAAGCTCGGACTCCGTCTCGGGCTCGGACGCGACAGCTATCCCCTCCTCGGCTAGGATCTCGTCGACGATGGCGAGGGTATTGGCCTTATCGGCTTCCTTCGCTCCGGCCGAGGCTTTCTCCCGTGCTTCCTGGTCGGCCTTACGTTGGATCTCCGACTCGGCGCGCCGCTTCTCGTCCTCGGCGAGCCGTTCGCGGTTGCGCTTGAGTGTGTCGGCCCGGTCGAGGGCCTGGTTGAGGTCCAGGGTCTCGAGGTAGCAGACCCTAGCCTCCGGCTCGCCTAGGCGCTCGAGGATGATGAGGTCGGCGTTGACCTTCCTGATGCGGTCGTCGATCTCGTCCTGGATGGCTTGGACCTTCGTGGTCTTGTTCAGCCAGCGCTCATCGAATATCTGATCGAGGCGGAAGAGGTCGCACTTCTGTCCCGTCCAGTAGAGGTCGATCTGCCGGCGCTTCTCGTCCTTCTCGCCCTGCTCCACGTCCTTGACGACCTCGTCGATTTTCGCGGATGCGGTCTTGATGAGCTTGATGGTCTCGTCGACGACGGCCTTGAACGGCTCGAAGGGGTTCATCCATATGCACTCGAACTCGAGCCGCTTGTCGTTTAGCTTCTTGGCGAAGGCATTCAGTTCGGCCTTGTCGGTCTTCGCTTCCTTAACCCGATCGCCGGAGTAGTTCTCGACGTTGTAGCCGGCGAGCTTATTCTTGACCATGTCGCGAAGGGCTTCCGCGTTGGTCGTCAGCTTGCCCAGGTTCATCTCCTCGACGACGAGGTCGAGGACGGGGGCCTCTACGGTGGTGCTCATCTGCTTTTCTCCTTCACTTGGGCTTTTACGCCTCCGAAGCTGCACAACCTGATGTGAGCGATGAAGGCATAATGGTTAAGAAACGTCGCGCCGCAACTTCCGCAGTGGTCCGTCGTGGCTCGCGCCGGCCCGCACCTGGGACATCTGATATCGTAAACGTCCTTGCCGAAGTATCCCGGCTTTGTTGCGGGGCCCCCGCACCTGGGGCATATCGCGTTAGGCATCGGGGATGGCCTCGAGCGCCATGTCCCGCGGGTCGCCGTATTCTCCCGCCGCCAGGGCCCCGCGCGATAGCGAGAACTTGTCCGCGATCTTGATGCGTAGATTCTCTTCCCGCCCTTCCCGCTCGCGGCAGGAGAGACCAGCCTCGAGCATGGGCCGCGTTAGCGGGGACGCCGCGAGGATCGAGGCGATCCGCGGGTGGAGGCGCGCCGTCCGCGCCCGGATGCGACACGCTGCGAGCTCGGCCTCGAGCCCACGGCGGGCCTTGTTTAGGGTCTCGGCGCTTGCGTCGGGCCGCAGGTTCTCGTCCTCGCTCCGGATGGTGGCGCTAGTGCTCATAGCGGTCCCTCAGTCCCGAGAGGAACGCGGCGACGGCCTCGTCGTCGAGCTTCTCCAGGTCCTTCCGGAGGACGGCCCGATCCGGCTCCGGGACGATGGAGCCGATGTACTCCATCGCGTCGATGCGGAGCCGCTCCGGGGAGTCCGCCGGGGTCGCGGCGCCTCGCGGATAGGCCGCAAGGATCTCCGTTACGAGTCTGCCAAGGAGCACGGCGTCCTTCCCGCCCTGGGCTTTCTGCATCCAGGAGGGGCGGTCCTTCGACGGGACATCGCGGTTCAGTATCTCGATGAAGTTCGGGAAGGTGACGGGCCCGGCGATTGCGGCGGGCGCGCGCTCGACGGTCCGCGGCTTCGGGGCGGCGGCCTTCTGCGCGGGCCGGTCGTCGAAGAGATGGCCGGATGAGGCGGCCGCGTCGAAGGCGGCATCACCATCGAACGGCGGAGGCGGCGGCTCGTCGGCATAAGAA